AAAATTCAATGTGACCTAAATCACTTGATACCTTAGTAAATTCAGGAAATATTCCGTCAACATTTGTTCCAGAAATATTAAATGCTCTAATACCATTTAAGTCTGGAGTTACTAATGATGATGTTGGTACAGATAATACTGTAAATGGTCCTTGAGAATTTGCTATTACTGAAGCAGAAAATTCTGCATTGTAATTAGTAAATCTATCAAATTGTGCTCCTGTTAAGTTACCTCCATTACTGAATGCATCTGTAGTTGCACTAATTGAACCTGTTCTAACACTTGTAACTGCATTAGCTAATGTAGCTGCTGAAGCTGTTACATCATTAATAGAATATCCAAATCTACCTGGTCCATAAAGACCTTCAGTAGCTGTTGTTCCACCAGCTCCATCAGTACCTAAACCACCTCCATCAGTGATACCAAATACCGAATCAGCTTGTGAATTTTTACCAGCACCAGTAACAAAATCGTTACCAAATGCAGTAGACCCATCAGCAGTACCTTGTTTAGTTCCATATTTGAAATCTAAATAAAATACAAGACCAGATGGTAAATTCATTGGCTGTACAGAAACAAAATCTTTTGCAGCAATTTCAGCAAATATTCTTCGTACTAATGGAAGAGCTACACCCGACCATTCTTCAGAATTAGCTGAAGTTCCTGTTGCAGAAGCTTCTGTAACCAATTGCTTGGCTTGGTTCTCTAAAAGAACCGCCATGCCTTTTCTTTCAACCTCATTACTCAAACCTTCCAAAAGACCTGTTCTTTCCCACTTTTTTTCAAGTTGAAGCGAAACAGCGTTTTGGTTGTTTTGTGCATTCTGAGGTAATAATGAATTAATATTCATAATTTTTTCTCCTCTGTTTAATTTTAAAGATTAGCTAATTTTTTCCATCTAGCTGCTAACTGATTGCCTTCTGTAATTACCTTTTTAGGCGCAGTTGAACGACTAGGCTTTGAAGCATAGCTTTCTTTGATTGTTCTTTTTGTTTTTCCACCAAACTTAAATGATTCAGATAATGTAGCAAATACTAATTTAACTTCTCTCAATGATTGAGCTCTGTCAAAGTTTTCGATTACTTTCATTTTCTGTCCTTCATTCAATGAATGATTTCTAAACAATTTGTTTGAGAATAATAATTTTGCATTAAGAAGGTTTACTTCATTAATTTTAGACTTCAAGAATCTTATTACGTTATATGCTTCTTCTAGATCTTTATCTTCAGCTTCGTCCATTTTTTCTTCAGTTTCGTCGACTTTTTCCTTGTCTTCAGTTTCGTCCATTTTGTCGCCTTCACCTTCATCTTCTCGTAAAGCTTTGATAATTTCATCCATAGTCACATCTTCATCTTCATCCATCTTGTCTTCTTCAGCTTCCTTAAGTTTTCCTTTACCCGGATCATCCTGGTCCGAACTTGATACTTGGTCCATTTTATTGTCCCCTTTACCAATATCAGATGAATCAGAAACTTCATTAGTTTCATCTTTATCTTCAGTTTCGTCCATTTTGTCTCCTTCGTCTTCAAGTTCTCTTAAGATTGCTTCAAGTTCAAGATCCTCTTCCATTTCTTCAGTTTCTTCAACTGGCTCTTCCATGTCTTCTTCCATTGCTGGTTCTTCCATGTCTTCAGCCATATCATCGTCACCATAAGCGTCTTCATCAACAGGAGCACCTGCTGCTGCATCCATACCGTCGCCATTTGTTTCGACAGCATCATCTTCAGCTACTGGTTCTTCATGATCATCTTCAGCTAATTTAGCAGATAACATACTTTGAATTCTGGGAGTGAATGCTTCTTCTAATGCAATTTTTGCGTTGGCCAATGCTGTTTCTCGTACCGCTTTCGCGTCAGCAATCGCCTCTTTAAGCAAATCATTTTTTGCCATAGTTTTTCTCCTCTTATTTAATTTGGAAATAAGGTTATTAAGAACCTTAATAGATTGAGTTATTTAAAACTCGTTAATAGATATAATTGAGTGACAGTATATTGGAATACTGTATCGTTAACAATTATATATATTAACGACATACTATAAACTACCTAATATTTTAAAAAAAGTTAACTTTTAAGATTTTAAAAGTTCTTTTGAAGCTTGTTGTTGAAAATAACGAGCTCTCTCTTTTTGTTTACGTTGTATAGATTTTTTTGATTCAAATTGTTGTAATGAACGTAATCTTTGAATTTTGCCTGATACTTTAAGTTCCTTTTTAAGTGATCGAAGTGCTAATTCAATATCACCGTTAGGATTTCTTTTTGTTTTAATTACTCGAACTCCTACTTCTGCTCCAGGTAATATTGATTGTTGACGTTTTGTTTTTTTACTCATTTTAGAATATTTTTTGTTATAACTAATTATTAATATAAAGAATATATTTCAATAATCCTAATATTATGGTCTTTTCTTTAAAGATGTTCCTGCCGGCTTTGGAAATGTATCATCTAATGCTGGACCTCTTTCTTCATGACCTGATTGTGTCATTGCCTCATTTACTTTATAATATCTGTTTAATACAGTACCCATATCTTCATATGCTGATTCTAGCCTTTGTTGTAATCCGGTCATTTCTCCTGCTGTCTTTTCAAATACCTTCATAGCTTCATTCATTTGTTTCATATGACGAGATACTGTTACATTATCAAACCAATGTTCTGATTCTTTCATCGTTACTTTTTCGGCACGTTCCATAACACTTTGCAATGTTTTGGTGACCTCTTGTAGTTTAGCATTGGAATATATCATCTCTCCTAACTTATGAAAATTGGCAACTGCTTCTAAAAAAGAATTTCGTTCTTCTTTAGTCATTTTTTCTTCTTCAGTTTCACCTAAATATTTTTCATTAAGTAACTTATATAGTTGATTTTCAAATTTTTTCATTATAATTCTCCTCGAGATTCTAATCTATCTAACATTTTAGCTAAACCTTCTAATTGTTTTTCTGCACCGGCTATATATCGTCTAGCTTGGTTTTCTGATTGTTGTGCTGATGTTTGATTTATAAATGTAGGATCTTCTGCTCTACCATTTAACTCTCTAATAAGTTCTTCTTCTACAGCTTGTAAAGCTTCGATAGCTGCTTGAACTTGTCCTTTATAATATTCATAATCAAATTCTGCATATTCAGCTTCATGAATTTTTTTCTTTCCTGTTACTAATCCTGCTAATCGTATCATTTTGCTAACCCATCCATTTTCTTTTCTGGTGTTCCATATTTTTCAGTTGAAGCATATATACTTTTTTGACTTATATGTCCTTCATTTTTTTTGCCTTCAAATGCTAAAGTATCAACACTTGTTCCTGTACCAGGCTTACCTTTTTTATTAGCTGGTCCATAACTTGATTGCATATCTTCTAGTGCCATAATTAAAACTCCGTTATTATATCAGTTATTATTCTATTTATATTATTATATTTATCTGCCTTTGTTTTTGAACCTTTTGACTCATTTACTGGAGATAAAAATGCTCCATGCGTTGATGGATTTGATACAAAATCAAAAGCAATTAGTTCAAAATCAGGCTGTACTTCTAATGTATTATCTCCTTCAGAAAATACTTCTTTTACAGAACCCATTCCTCTTGAACTAATTCCTAATTTGATTCCTGATTTAAATAATTCTTTTAGTATATTTCCGGACGGTGTTCCTAGTACTTCTACTGTTCCTACCAAATCATCTCCTTGCCAGCCCATATCTAATACATTATGAGAAACGTTATTCAAATTAACTACTGATGAATCTGGATGATCTAGTTCTCCTAATGCACGTCTTTCTTTTACAAAAGTTCCTGCATATTTTTTAGCTTCTCTCATAAGAGTTTCTTTTGGATAAACTCTCCCATTATGATTTTTAGCTTCAGCTCTTTGAAGTACACCTGATACAACTAACTTACCATTATTTTGAGTTAATGATTCATTAATCGCTTGAGGCGATACTTCAAATACTGTATAATCTACTAAAAGTTGTTTATTCATATCTATTCACATTTTTTATGATAATGCTGTTGATGATTTTCTTGGGAAATTCCTATACGGTAAATTATCCCCATCAAATGTTTGCCTATCATTATTATCCTTTTGATGATACCAAGTATCTAATGCTGTTGTCGATGTTGCAACTGATGCTGTTGTAGTTGCAAATGTAGTTGATATAGCAGCAACAGATCCTTTTTCATCATTAGTAATAGTTAATACATTTCCTTTTGAACTAGTTGCAGCCGTAAATAATGTACTTGGTGCAATAGTATTTGTAAATCCTGCAACTACTGCTGTTGCTA